AGTGGTATTTGTAGCAACACTTTTGGCTTTAAATAGTTCAAATGTTGCAGAAGATCTAATAACCTCTAAATCTACTAGTGTCGTGCTACCTGAATCATTACAGATTAAAATAGATTTTACAACGTCAGTAGTAGGTGGCACAGGTGGCGTGGCACCAGGATCAGCTGTTGGCACAGTTAATATAGTAGTAAGATCAGTTGTTGTAATATCAACCATTGCGCTTTTGAATGTATTAGCCAAGGAAAAAACCCTCCGATTCTGTTTCTTCTTTAAGATCTTGTTGGTAG